ATTTGGTTGATATCTACCTTTATAAGCCATCTAAATAACTAATAATATAAGATCTCATAAGGTATTTAGAGTGGCAACAAATAGATTAGTTAATAGAATTACGATGCAACAAATGAGAGATATTGTTGGGACTGTTGCACAGTCCAATCATTATATGGTATCTTTTTCTGCATTAAATTCATCAATTACAAGACATTTATCTGGATATATGGGTATTGATGATGTGATTCAATTTCTGTCAAGAAAAAGTGGACTTCTTTGTTCTGAAGCATCATTACCTACTAGTTCATTTGCCACTGGTGAAGTAAAAGATAATTTTATGGGAATACCACAAGAATTTGCTCATACTCGTTTATATACTGATATTGATTTTACATTTTATGTTGATAATGATTATACTAATTTAATGATTTTTGAAGGATGGATGGACTATATTTCAAGTGCTGGTGAGATTGGGGAATTGAATGAAAATTACTATAGAAGATTTCAATATCCAGATACTTATAAAGTGCAGTCAATGATTATTTCTAAGTTTGAAAAAAATTATAGTTCTCAGATAGACTATCAGTTTATAAATGCATTTCCTAAAACAATGACATCAATTCCAGTTTCTTATGGAGAAGCTGATCTTTTGAAGGTAACTGTATCATTTAATTATGATCGTTATATTATGAATCCTAAAGGAAGATATAGGAAATCCAATGTTTCTTTCTTTAATGATATGACAAGAACAGCAGGATCATCAGGAATAATATATAAGGATAAGAATGTTACAGAGAAGGTACAGGAGCAGAATAATAATAACAAGAATAATAATAACAAGAACAATAATAATCAACTGAGTGGCAAAGAACAAGCTCAGAAGAATTTAGATAATTCTGGTTATAGTGGTGTATACTTGGGAGGAGGTTTGTAAAACTCTACTATATAAGATACTGAAATTTTTATAAAACATTATGCCTTTACCAAAGATTAATACTCCAACATTTGAATTGGAATTACCTTCGACTGGAAAGAGGATTAAATATCGTCCTTTTTTGGTAAGAGAAGAAAAGATATTAGTCATGGCAATGGAGTCTGAAGATACAAGTCAGATTACCGATGCTATTGTTCAAATTTTAAATGAGTGTATTATTACAAGAGGAGTAAAAGTTGAAAAACTTTCTACTTTTGATATTGAATATTTGTTTTTGAATATTCGTGCCAAGTCTGTTGGTGAAACTGTTGAGGTGAATATAACTTGTCCTGATGATGGTATAACGCAGGTTCAGATGGAAATTGATTTAGATTCTATTAAAGTTAAAAAGAATAAATCACATAGAAATACTATTAAACTTGATAGTGATCTTTCGATGAAACTTAAATATCCTGCTTTAGATCAATTCATTGAAAGTAATTTTGATACTTCTGAAGTCCAAAATGATGTAAGTCAATCTTTAAAAGTCATTATTTCATGTATTGATATGATATACAATGAGGAAGAAAGTTGGAGTGCATCTGATTCAACTGAAAAGGAATTGGAAGAATTTATTGGACAATTAAATACAAAACAGTTTAAGCAAGTTGAAAAGTTTTTTGAAACAATGCCTAAATTGTCTCATACCATTGTAGTTAAGAATCCCAAAACAGAAGTAGAATCGGAGGTGGTGCTAGAAGGTCTGGCAGCTTTTTTCAGTTAGGTATGGCTCATACTAGTCTTGAGTCATACTACAAGATTAATTTTGCTCTCATTCAGCATCATAAATATTCATTAACAGAGCTAGAAAATATGATTCCTTGGGAACGAGAAGTTTATGTTTCTTTGCTCCAACAATATATTGAAGAGGAAAATCTAAAACAGCAACAACAAAGTGGCAGTTATTAATCCCGAAGTTATATCTTCAAATGTAAAACTGAAGAGAACCCCTATTAATGTCACCAAGCTTTTTGGTAGAGATGGTGGTGGAGGGGCATCTATTGTCCGACGTGGTGGTGGTTCAATTATTCCTCGAAGTAGTGCTATTATTCATAGTGCTGGTGGTCCTCTTGTACCTGATAGTCTTGATCCTGTAGATCGCCCTTTAAGTCTGGAAGAAAAAGTTGATCGTAATCAAAAAAAGATTACAGTTATTAAGAATATTATTAAAACACATCAAACAAATCATGGAAATCAAAGAGATAAGTTAGAAGAAATAAATTCACTCCTTAAAGATATTGGTAATGCAGTGGCACTGGATTTTGCAAATCGTATTACTGAAGAAAAGAATAGAGCACGATTATTAAGAAAACAAGCATCAAAAAATAGAATTGAAAAAGCAAGAGGATTATTTGGTGGATTAATGGGAATAGTTGAAGGAACGGCTATGAAGTTGCTTTCTCCTGTTACAAATATCTTTAAGAAAGCATTATCATCTCTTGGGTTTATTGCTGCTGGAATTATTGCAAATAAAGCATTTAATTGGTTAAGAGATCCAGAGAATCAGGAAAAATTAATTTCATGGTTTGAGTTTATAGGGGATCATTGGAAAACAATTGCGATTGGTTTGGGTGTATTAGGAGGACTTTATATACTAAGAAAAATATATAAACTTGTTAGATTAGTACTGAATACAACAAAAGCCATTTGGAATTTTGGAAAGAGTATATACAAAACTATTAGAGCAATGCAATGGGTTTTCAAAAAACCTGGTATTTTAAGAAGTCTTAAGAGATTTGGTATTGCATTAGGTGGTAGAAATGTAGTTAAATTCTTTAATAGATCTAGTAATCTTCTTTCACATTCTAAAACAAGAGGTATAGGAAATATAATAGGAAGTGCATTATTTTCAAGAGGAACTACTAGGACTGCTGTTAGACAAACTGCTAAGACTGCTGTTACTAAAGGGAGTGGTAAGATGTTTGCTAAAAAGATTCCAATAATTGGTTTAGGTCTTGGTCTTATTTTTGCTGCTCAAAGAGCTATGGCAGGAGATTGGGTGGGAGCAGGTGCTGAAATTGCCTCTGGAGCAGCAAGTACTCTACCTGGTTGGGGTACTGCCGCATCAATTGGTATTGATGCCACATTAATGGCTAGAGATATTAAAAATGCCAATATAGATTCCAGGGACATAGGTGGTAGTATTACAAAAGATGTATTATATCAAGTTCATAAGGATGAGATTATAAGAGCACCATTTACTGGAACGGTTGAACGTGCCCAAAGAGCATCACAGATATTGAAAAAGTCTGCAGCATTTAGGAATACAAATATTATACCAATTGATCTTCCACCAATTACAGCAAATTTACCAGAAACACAAACAAATGATGGTGAAGCAACTGAAGCTCCAAATATAGTTTCTTCAAATGGGGCAGATCATTATAGGTCTTTGACATCAGAAATATATGGAATTTACGTATAAGATATGGCAGATACTCAATTAGAAAAAGTAAAATTAACCGCAAAGAGTATTAAGAGCTCACTTGTAGATTCTACTAAAAAATTAAAAAGAGTTAAACTTAATAATCAAAGATTTTTAGGTAAGGAACTTGATAAAAAGAAAAAACAAGAAGAAGAGACTAGATTAGAAAGAAAAGGTCCAATTAAATCAACATTAAGTAAAGTTGCTAGTAAAATAGTTTCTGGTCCAATGGATATTTGGAATAAAATACTTCAGTTTGGGTCTTTTATGTTGGCAGGAATAATAGTTCAATATTTACCTAAAATAATAGACATTATTGGATCTATGTTTAATCTTGTTAGTAGTGTTTTAACTCCTATTATGAATGGTGTTATAGGATTAATTGATTTTATAGGAGTAGCACCAATTGATAAAAGGAAATCAGATGAAGAGAAAGCTGAATTAGATTCTTTAAATCAAGAAGGTAGACAATTAGCAAAAAACTTAGAAGAATTTGAATCTACATTATCAAAAGAAGTATCTGAAATGGAAATGAATACCCCAACAAGTGAAGAAAAAAATATGGATAAGGATATAAAAGATGGAGATAATAAAGCTATTGAGGAAAATAAGATCAGATTACAGCAAGAACAGAATGCATCTCGTTCAGTTAAAAAACTACAAAATGAAGAGAAACAAAAACCTCAAGGGTTTATGAGAGGTCTTGCTGGTTTTGGTGATCTTTTAACAGGAAATAGATGGGATCTTGATAAACGAGGACCTAATAACAAACAAGAAGTACCAAAAGGTATAGAATATGAACGTGATGGTGTTCCTCTACCTCCTTCTTTAATGATGTTAGATTCTAGTGCTATTGGTTCCTGGCCAGCAATTGTTGCAGCAGCTAAAAAGGATGGAGTGGATCTTAATAGTGCTGTGAAGATTTTTGAGAAGCCATCTTCTGGTGGAATACTTGGTGGAAGTGTTAATCCATTTAAAAAAGAAATTCAATTTAAAATGGATTCTCCTTCATATATGTGGATGTTGAAGAATGCTTCCAAATTTAATTGGAAACAGATAAAGTCTCAACCTAATGTTTTTAAGTACATTGGACCTTCCAATAAAACATCTAGTATTTCTCCAGTTAATAAATCACAGTCCTTAAATAGTGCAAAAGGTCCATCTTCTGATGGAACTATTATTTTTGCTGTTCAACCAGTAATGCAACCTTTTCCAGTTCACCGTATAGTTAGAGTATCGTCATCTAAGAAGGTTGTAAGTTCATCAAAACGTAATTTATCTTCGATATGGAGGGCTTAGTAAAGTAAATGGCAAAAGCAGCAGGACCATCAATTTACGAAATTCTTACTATTGATAAGGATGGTAGAGAAGTTAATCTACAGGGTAAGACAACTAACTTTGATTATTATGAGAGCATATTATCTCCAAATGTTACGGCAACAATGGCATTTGTTGATACTGGAGGTGCTATCGGTTATAAGGGAGATTATGATAATCAAGAAAGAGTTGGATCTGTTTATAATGGATTACCAATAACAGGAACTGGAGAAAAAATAAAATTTAAAATTAAATCTAAATTAGGAACTCTTGATTTTTCTACTGATGAAAGAGCACTTTTAGTTAACAGTGCTTTGAATCCAGATCAAGAATCCCAACGAGAAACAATTATCCTTAGTTTATTTTCCCAATTAGCAAAAACAAATCAAGAATCAACAGTTTATGAAAAAGGATCAGGAAGAATTAGTGACACTGTTAGTACGTTAATTAAAAGACATTTAAAATTTGATAAAACACAAATTGATAATAGCAAAAATGAATATTCTTTTATAGGAAATAGTAATAATGTTTTTGATGTAATTTTATGGTTGGCTTCTAAATCTGAACCAGAGGAAGGAAAACCAGGATTCTTTTTCTATGAAACACAGGAAGGTGTTAATTTTAGAGCAATTGATGGTTTAATATCTCAAGAACCTCAAGAAGAATATACTAAAACAGCAGTATTAAGATCTAATGAAAATAATGATGATAATGATTATAAGATAATATCATCTACCATTTCTAAGAATCAAAATTTAATAAATTCTTTAAAGGCTGGTGTTTATAATATTCGTGGTATCTATTGGGATCCTTATAGTTTTAAAACAATTGAAAAGTCTACTATATTTGGTGATGATGATTTAATAAAAGCTCTGGGTAAATTATCAGAAGCACCAGAACCTGGTGGACCACAAGAATTTACTAGAACACATTATGATATTTTAGATGTTGGAACTCTTACTCCATCAGGAAAAGGAGCTAGAGAAACTCCTAAAGAAGTAGTAGCATTGACTGAAGAAGTTAGAAAACGTCAAGCAGGAGCCACAGTTAGATATAATTTATTATTCTGTCAGATTCTAAATATACAAGTTCCCTGTAATCCAAATTTAAAAGCAGGTAATACAATTAAATGTAATTTTGAAATTGTTACTCAAGATGAAAAGGTACTAGGAAGTAGTGATCCTGTACAGAGTGGAACATATTTAATTGCAGATTTATGTCATCATTTTGATCCTACTAGATCAATTACATCATTGACTTTAATTCGTGATACTTACGGAATGTATACCAAGAAGAATAAATCATGAAAAGTAATATAGGATTTGCTGGAAAAGCATATAGTTGGTTTATTGGACAAGTTCCAAGTTGCCAAAATCAATATAAAAAGGATTTAAGATGGAGTGAATCTCATGGTGATCGAGTTAAAGTAAGCATACCTGGAAAACATCCTAATAATTCAACATTAAATGATGATGATCTACCTTGGGCAATAGTTGCGAAACCAACATCACAAGGAAATAGAAATGGTGGTTCTATTGGTATATGGGGTGGTGAATGGGTAGTTGGATTCTTTTTAGATGAGGGAGAACAGATTCCTATTATTACTCATGTCTTAGGTACTAATATAACACATCATGACGTAAAAAATAGTAGTGATTCACCAGTACGTTTCAAAAAACTTGATAGATATAATTGTGGAATGGAACCAGAAAAAACTCAAATAACAGGAGGAACAAAGAATCAAACTAAACCATCAGCTCCTGCTCAACCTACTAAGGAAGAATTTGATAGTGTGAAGGATTCACCCTAAATAGTTTTTATGATAATTAAAAAATAATGACAGTCTCAGAAATACAAGAAGACAATAGTAAATTATCTGATATTAATCAGCAAATATCAGATGTTAATCAGCAAATATCTATCGCTGATGAAGATGTAGATAAGTATTTAAAACAACAAGGTATATTCAATAAACAAGAAGCAGAAAATCCTGGAAGTGTAAATCGTAGAGCATATCAACAGAATCAAATTAATTTAGAGAATTCTTTAACTAAATTAGGTAATCTTAAAAAGGAGTTATCTACACTTCAAGAACAAAAATCTAAGATTCAGACAACAAAAGTTAATAAAACTCCGGATGTAAAAGGACAATATGAAGATGATGCAGTAACAATAACAAATACTGCTAATGAGCAATTAAAAATTATTGATGATTTGAAAAAGAAATATCCAAATATAGATCCTGATTTAAGTGGAGATGGTAATATGGAGTTGGAATGGGATCCAGAGGATTTAGAAGCATATAATAATGCCGTTGCCACTTTAAATCAGGCAAAAGAGAAACTTAAAGAAATATTAAACAAAGAATGTAAAACAAAACAAACTGATAAAGGTAAATCATATAAAGAGACTCCTGCTTGTGAATCATTTCTTAATAGTGCTGCATATAAACAAGCATATGAGACATTAACAGAACCAATTGATTTACCAGATCCCTGTGGAAAGGGTGAGTTAGGAAAGATTAATACA